GATCTTATTATAGCAGAAGGATTATTATCTTTTCTAAATTCTGCATTAAATTTTTTATTAATTTTTTCAAAATTAGAGCAATAGTGTTTAAATAGAACATAATCATCTAATCTTTTCTCTATTTCGTGAGTAGTTAAATCTGGTCGTACTAAAAACATATATTGTATATTTATTTTTTAAAAATCTGCTTGAATTTCAGGCCCATCTTCTTTTGTGTCATCAGAAGGTTCTTCCGGTACATATTCTTGAAGTTTAAAAGAATAACTATCTTTTAAAGGATACCCGTCTTTTTCTTTTTTAGAAATATGATTATTCCAGTTATATAATGTATCAATATTTCCTCTTTCAAAGAATCCTGTATATACAGATTGAAAATCTTTGCCATTTTCAGCATGTCTAACTGTTAACATTACACCAACTTCATTATTAGCAAAATCTTTTACTAAATTCTTTAATTGAGTAAAATCACCTTCGAAAAATTTCTTAGGATTATCTAATCTTGCTAAATCACCTGGTTTAATATTTAACCATTTAATAAGAAAATCATTTAGATATTCTTCTCCATCTAAAGCTGGTCTTCCTGTACTTGGGTCAAACCATTTTAGTTCACTTCCATCACCGGCAGTCCAAGCTTTATTACCAGCAGCATCTAACAATAACTTCTTACTTCCATCTTTTGTAAATCTTTCAGTATCATGTAATAAAAAGCTAAATCTAAATAATTTATCCAAATCTTCTGAATATCCCACAATTTCAATTCTGGCTCTTTTACCTTTATCTGAATCTGAAAGGTAGTTAACATCTTTTTCAATATTATATCCTAATTTTTCTAGTTCTTCTTTAGTCGGACATATTGCTTTAACTTTTAATTTGGTAATTCCTGTATATAATTTAAATGTTTCAACAACTTGTTCGTTTGAATTATTTCCTTTAAATCCCATAAATTTAATTTTTTTAAATTTTAATAATAATTAATTCTTTTTTTATATAATTATTATTATAGTTAGAGTTAAGTAGAATATCACTATAATTCCTCTAATACTTCAAAGTTTTCCGGATTATCTATATCATTCATTTCATTTATAGTATCTTTTATACTATTTTCATTTACAGTATTTTCTTCCTGTTTTAAAAGATTTAGTTTTGCAATTTTAATATCTTCTACTCCTTCTTCTATTTCTAATTCAAAAACATTTTCAACACCATCATTTATATCTAAAAAAGTTTTAATATATCTATGAGCTATACTGTTTGAGAATATCCCTATCATACTAACATTATACTTGTATTGTTCTTCTACATCTAGATTTGTGGTATTTCCTATATAAATTGAATTGCTTTCATCAATAAAAGAAAAAGATACCTTTTTAATATCGTTAGCATCATCTCTCTTTAAATTTAACAAATCTAAAGCATCTTCATTCAACTCAAATTTGTAAGTTTCTCCTTTATTTTCAGGAGCTGGTTTCATTTTAAGAACAGGAGTACCTTCATAAGGATCTTGTTCTTTTTCTTTTCTTTTTTTTGGAATTCCAAAATTTAACTGATCTCTTCCTTCTAACATTTTTTAATAATTTTTAATAATTAAACATAATTTATTATATTCCATAATAATTCCTAATTGTATCATCTACAAGTTTTAAAGAATTAGGTATTGTAAAGTCTTTAAACATATGTATAGGACTTTTCCCGGAACTTCTATTTTTTTGAGTTTCAAATTTATAAGTGTTAGCTCCTTCTTGACCTAATTCTACTTCAGTATGTAATACGATTGGAATTTTACTTTCTAAATGAATTTTCTCTAACTTTTTACCGTTAGTAACAAGATGTCTCATTTCAGTACCATCTTGCTGTGTTGTTAATACTGTATGACCAAAGAAATAAATAACTAAATCTGATTTCATTGAATTTGCTTTAACAGCTAATCTATAATAATCTTTAGCTAAATCAGCCCATTTATCAAAAGTCATTTTAGCTGTTTCTAACATTTCTTTATCATTCATTGAACCATTAACAGTATCAATAACAACTCTTTTTATTTTATTACCTTGATCAATTTTTTCAAGATATTGCTCAATAAGATCAGCTGTTAAAGGTTTTTTAAATCTTGAAGTAAATAAATTTACTCCCTCTTTCCATCCCAATTTTTCATATGGAAAAGGTAAATCTTTACCATCAGCGTTAAATATAACAGTTGTTTCTGGATCTAAACCTTGATAATTATCAAAGTCTATTATTCCATCTGGATTAACGACAATAGCAGAAGATTTACCATCTCCTGATGGTCCTAATACCATACAAGTTTTTGCCATAAAATTCTCCTTTTTTTAAAATTTATAATTTGCAAATTCTTTCAAATAATCTGTAATCTTTGTTCCATTTCCATCTGCGAAATCCTCATCACCATTAGATTCAAGAAATTTCATAACATTACCAGCACCACCTAAATGAGCTGCTGCTAATAAACCACTCTTTGTAATATGTATATCATTAATATAACAACCTACATATTTCCAATGTGATTTTAATATTTCCTGGTTTCTTTTTAATAATTTTTTAACAACTCTGGTTTGTAAATCTTTTGGAAATATATTTGGATTAGCTTTAAATTTATTTGGAGTTATATGATAAAACCCTAAATCATTTAAAGCGGCTTTTCCCATTTGAAATAACCCCATATATCCATATTTATTTACAACTTTCCAATCATGACTTGATTCTCTTAAACTTAATTGAAATAGAAAATTTTCAAGTTCTTTTTGTTTTTTTAATTCTTGTTGTTCCAGCCAATAATAATGAGATTGTAAATCCTTATTATAATCTGTAATAGGTGGAGCTTTACATAAAACTGTTGACATGACTAATAGAACAAAAATTGCAATTTTTTTCATAATTTCTTAATTAGTTAATACTCAATTTAATTAAGGGTTATAGTTAATATATGACATATCATATACACTTTTATAAATAGTTTCATTCATATTATCTGGTTTTGGTAATTCTTTAACATAATTACTTGCACCATTAAAAAATAATGATGTATTTATACTATCTCCTCGTCTTGTGAAAATTACAGATAATTCTCTATAGTTATTAAGTAAAGGGTATTGAGTTCTAGTTCTATCTGCAATACTATATCCTGTAAGATTTGGGTAATTTGCTACCCTAAATCTTGCTGGTGAAAATAAACCTAATATTAAATCAGCATCTCTACCTGTCTTTTTATTATCTGCAAGACCATTTGCAGATGGTTGTAACATATGCATTTTTGCATTTTCAACACCTTCTTGAGCTGCTGCTTGTTGTTGTACATTAACAGGTATATATTTCCACCTATCTCGTATTGCTAAACAATACTTACTTGAAAATCTACCCATTGCTGAATGTAAAGGATCTTTATTACTTTGCTCATCTTCTTTTTCAGGAGTTAATAAACTTACATGATCTGTTAACACTACTAAAAATTCATCTTCATCAAACGGTTTATAGTAATCTATACTTTTATTAACGTCTTCTCTATTTGCTTCAATTAAATTTTTAGGAATATCATTACCTTGTTTATCAACATATACCCCATTTGAATGAGCATAATCCCTTACATATTTGTAAATTCCATAAGGATTTCTTATATTATCTATAAAAATCACATTTTCATTAAAGTATTTAAAAAACTCTGAATCTTTAGCATCTTCAATCATTTTAATTAATTTATCATCTACAATTCTATCTTCAAATAAAGATGTTAATTCTTCAGTATTTGTTAATACCCCGTGTTTAATATATAGATAATGGCAAAAAGCCTCCATCATTTTATCTTCTTTAGACATTTCTAAAGTAAAATAAATAACTTTAGGTTTAATATTTGTTTTATTATTTAATTTAAACCAAATTGGAGAGTATACATATAAGAAATCTGCTAATTTAGTCTTACCAACTTTACTATTTGCTGTTACAATAATGTATCTACCTTTTGTAGTTCCAGCTAAGTATTGTGATAACCTTGGAAAAGGATATGGTATTGCAATATGTTTTCCTTCATCTCTAAGTTTTTTATTAGTTTTAATCTCATCTAATGCTCTATTAAAAAGAGTATTAGGCGTCTTTTCTAAATTCATCTTGTCTTGGTTCAAAATTTGATGAGTTTTCCTCTAACATTGTTAATAATCTACTTCTTACGATTTTGTTGACATCTTCTTTGTATATAAAATAATCTGCTTGTTGCAAATATTTATAATCACCTTGAAAACTATCAATATACTTTTTAGTAATATTAAAAATATCTTTTACTGAATATTCAGGATTTTCTTTAACAAATTTTTGTAGTTTTTTTAGAGTAGCTTTTTTATCTCCCATAGCACCAGGTTTTGTTCCATTAAATAATTTTCTATAATCCTGATACCAATTCGATACATCTTCAATTATTTTATTTGATTTAGGATCTATAAACAAACATTTAGCCTTATCTAATAATACAATATCATCAAAATCTATATCAATATACATATCAAGTACTTCAATATAATTTTCTGATTGAAGAATATTAATAATATAAGGTATATCAATATATTTATGATTTGATAGATATTCTATCATAGACTCATCCTTTTCAAAAAGAGCTTGTAAAAATAAGAAATAATTAGGAGATAAACCAGAATTAATTAATTTTTTTGAATTAATTATATATTCTTTCTTCATTTTTTATTAATTTTAGTCTTTTTTCATATTCTTATTTGAGTCTTTTTCTTCATCTTTCTTTTCATCTTTTTTACCAAATTCTGATACAACTTCTGCTGTACTGTCAGCCATTGCAATAGTTACTTCTTCCATTGTAAAAGTATCTTTTTCTAGTTTTTTTAAATTTTCTGATAGTTTAGCATTAAAAGT